GAAATTCGGAACTTTCAGAATGGGCGAATTTCTAGTTCGCCGCATTTCGAATTTGCAATTCTTAATAAATGGATATGTGCACCGGGATTTTCCACGAGTGGACCCTGCTCTCGATAAAGTCCTTGTGGCCGCACTGCTCGGGCTTATCGTGCACGTCCCCGATTGGTTTCTTTTGGTTAAGGGTGTCCATCTGCCCGAATTCTCAGTCATTTTTGATTATGCCTGGAATTGGGTTATGTCAACCATTTGGATGGCAGTGCCTTCTAACTACAATGAACTTGACCCTCTGTTTGCAGTTGATTTTAAGGCCCATTCTCCTTTATTGATTACCGCACCTACTGGCACGGGCAAGTCCACTGGACTTATTTACCATTTGGCTTGCCATGCTGCCATTTGTTTTCAAAAGGTAGTGGTGGTTGAGCCAAGGTCCCTGCTTGCAGTTGGTTTACGGGATTATATGACTTCTACATACGGTCTCGATTGCACTGCTGGAACCCTCGGGGAAGATTTCAAGGAATCCGCCCGGGTCTGGTACATCACTCCAGAGTCCTTGCTGGCCAGAATGCATTTAGTCACAAAAGACTTTCTTTTTGTGCTGGATGAGGCACATATTGAAGAAGATGCTTACCGGCTGGTGAAAGAAATTTTGCACTCTCTGCCTGTTGGGCTGGTCTACACAACCGCCACTCCAACAGATAAAATTATGGCAAAAGTTAAGACCGTCATAGACCTGCCAGTGGCTTCTATTTGGACAGTTGATTCCCGGATCGTAAACTTGAACAAAGTTGAGTACTTGTCGGCCTGGATGCAAAAAGCCCGCGACCTGGTAGCCAACTGCCACCCTAGGACTAGGATGGCAATTATTGTTGACACTCCTGAGATGGCTGATTCAGTAGCCACCCTTGCAAATAGGGAATGCCAGGTTCTTTCATCCAAAACCTCTCGTACCATTGACCCGCGTTGTCAAATTTTCGTGTGCACCAATGTCATTGATGTTGGTGTCACCATTCCAGATCTTCATGAAATCCATTTTCCTGGGTGGGAATATCATGGAGCAATGGGACGTTTTGCTCTGTCGGCTCAGACATCCGCACAGAGGCGAGGTCGGGTGGGCCGCACATGTAATGGACTGGCTTTTCAATACAACCCTCCAGTCACGTTGCCCACTGTGGACATCCCAGTACGCTTGTCCGAGTCTTCTTGGAAGTCTCTTCTTCAAAGTGGTGTTCCACCTAGTCTGGTGAACCACTTTGATTCTCACAGCCTGTGTTCTTTGCTGGGTTTTCCGCAAGAAACGACGTCAAGAGAAGACTGGAAAGACATCGTGCGGTGTGCAGATGTTTTTATAAGCAATCTTCGTCCTGTGTTTAGGGCCAATGTGGCTTCAGAAGCTGCTTCAGGAATGTTAGGCCGCCCGGCCACATTAACCCACACGGGAATGGGTAGAATTAGTGGCAATTGGCGGCAAGACAATGGCTTGCTTTTTGAAGATGCAGTCAAGTCTGTGACTCATGTGGTCAATACTTCTTTAGGGCTACAGACTTCCGAAGAAGGTAAATTGGCCCTTGATGGCCTGTCCCGTGTTCCAGGTCCAATTCTCTCTGTGGGGCCATTGGCCACCGCATTAATGTCTTCAATTAAGGATGGTATATCTAAGGAATGGAACCACAGAAACCGAAACTATACAGGAACTTTTGAAGAAGTTTTTGAAGTACCTCGCATTTTGTCTCTCTTGCAAGAGATTAGTCAGTTGTCTGAAGAGGTCTAAAGGACCGAAACGGGACTAGTGCCCGTCGCACTATGAATAATTCAGAAGCAACAACGCCGATGGTCGCCATCACCAAACAGTTAGAGCGCTGCCGTGCTCACGAAATAGAATATAAACGTTCACAGGGCTATTTTATTAGCACTGGCCGGTTGGATCAACTGGAAGATACAATTAAAGAAGTCCTCAACGACGAAGTCACTTCAGAAAAACATGGTGCACATGCCATGGAACTCCTGAATGAAGTTGACAAATTAAGGGTGAGTTCTCAAATTGCAGAAGCAGCTCTGGCTTCGGCCCGAGAAGAACTCAACAGTACTAGGAAACACCATCTTTCTCAAAAATCTAAGCAGGAAGAGATGATCTTATCTGCTCAGAAAGCTCATGATTCCCTACTTGCCAAGCAAGCAGAGTTGAGAGCTTCTCTCTTAGTTGCTCAAGAAGATAATAATGCGTTGAAAGCTGCGGAGAAAAAGGCTGGCAAAGGCTTTGATCCTAAAGCGGCGCTTGAGGCTCAAGCTGCTCATAAGCATGCTTCCGATGTTGTCAAAGATGTTCAGTCTGAACTCGAATCTGTCAACCGCCAATTGAAAGCTGTACATCTTGAAAAGGATGCAGCTTTAAAAATTTTGGCTGGAAAAGACAGGGAGATTGTCGAACTGAGCACCAAAGTTGCAAAGATGCAGACCACTCGGGCAGCTGCAATGGCAGACTTGCCTATACGTAAGGTCGAGGTTAGCATAAATTCTAAAGCCCTCAAATTCCTTTTAGGTGACAAGGGACTAGAGTGGGTTAAGAAAGCTGCAGAGATTGCCGAGGCCGACACTCGTGACAAAGCCTATAATCTGTTACAAGCTCTCAGATCTCAGAAAAACAATCGAGTCGTTTCTGGGCTCGCTTCCATTTTGCAAGTGGCTTTTGACTGGCTTAAAACACAGTCGCACAAAACGCGGCTGGTTCTGCAATCCTGGTTGGCGGATTTGGAACACGACATTCGCACTGGCGTTTTGCAAAAGTTGTCACATTATCGTGAAGAACTTGAACGAATCATTGGTGTGTTGAAGGTCAAAGCTGCCACTGCAGAAAAAGCAGCCAGGGAAGAATTCAAGAAACAAAAGGCTAAATCTTTTGGTTTCTTTGACTTCATTGAAGAAACAATTGCTTGGGGCAGGGTTTTCAAAGTCCGTGCCGTTCGTTATTCCAAACAAGGGATGCGTTGGTTTGGTCGCAAGTTAAACAATTCTGCCACTGGCATTAAACGTTTCTTCAATAAGTGGTTTCATGCTGCTCCTGGGCAAGAGACCTCTGAAGATTTCACCCCCATTGTCATTTTTGACAATGAGGAGGAAGAAAACCTGTTGGATTCCTCATCCCCCCCGGTGGGTGAGGTTGATTCACAGGGTCAGGATGGTGGTGAGAAATCACCCCCATCTTGATAATCCTTTGCAATATACTAAAGCAAAC